AAGGACCAACGCGACACGCAGGGAGGGGGGCTTACACAATCAGAAGGTCTTGTAGACCCAGCAGGCGGAGTAGCCGCTGACAGCAGCTTCAAGAGCCAGCCCGACCTGGCGACCCTCAGTCGTACCTGCGACAAACGGCTCGGCCTGCGCTTCCGTGGCGATGGGGCCGACCAGAATGTCGCCTGTGGCGGTCGAGCCGTTGACCTTGGCAACCGGGGCGTAGCCTGCGGTAACCACCCGGATGCGCTGCTCCAAAGTCTGCCCTTCAACAGGGTCGAGGGAGCAGGCATCGAGAGCCACACCGAAGGTCGCGCCGTTGCCGTGGGTGGTAACACCGGGAGCCTGCACGACGCAAAGCACGCGGTCGGGACCGGACTGCGACGTGTCGAAGGTGACCCAATCGCCAGCCACAATGGTGAGCGTGCCAGGGTCGGAGCCCCCGCTTTCCCATGTGGTACGGGCGATGAAGTCTTCGATTTCGGTGCGGTCGGAGGCCCGGTTGGAAGAACCGGTGGTGTCCGCAGCGACATCGAGCCGTTGAAGGAGACGGTTGGTAGCCATATCAGGACTCCGCGTTCACGATGATGCCGTGGCCCGAGAGGTTGCTGGAAGCAATCTGCATCCGAACAAGCATCTCGCAGGACATGGCGACATAGCCCGAGACCTTCTCCATCGGAGACATCTCGAAGTAGGCATCCTTGTCGAAGTAGATGTTGAACAGCTTGCTGTTCAGGAACATCATCGACATCTTGGTGCCCGCGCCGCCATCGTACCCAAGGTTGGGGCTGATGTACATGCGGGCCCCGTTGAACTCGAGACCGAGGCGACCGGCCATGTTCCGCTGCTCGGTGGCACTGGTGTACCGTTCCTGCAACTGGAGCTGGTCCTTGTACAGACCGTAGCTCAGGGGGCTGGCGAGAATGAGGTCCACATCACCTTCGGGAGCGTACTGCTGCACGTCGATGATGAGCTGCTGCATCTTGCTGATGCCGTCCGTGGAGAAGGCACCACCGACATCGCGGACTTGGTTCTGCCAGGACTCGGGGTAGCTGCTCTTCGCGATGCCGCCGACGGTGTTGGTCTGCGAACCGAAGGCAAGCTCTTCGAACCAGCCGGTGTTTGCGTCGAGGCCGTTCAGGGTCTCCAGCTCGGTGAGGATACCGCTGTTGCCTTGAAGCAACTGCTTCTCCACTTCCCGCTTGACCATGCCAATGGTCTGCTTCAGACGCGCTTCGAGGATGCGGACCTTGGCCCGCTCGCCCTTATTGGACAGCTCTTCCTTCCGGGTGAGCACGATGGGGGCGACAAAGTCGCACCAGTTATGCTCGGCGGTGCGAAGCGGGTCTTTGACTGCCAGGTTCACGGACTCGTAGCCCGAAGAGAGCTGGGTCAGTGAGCTGTGGTCGGTCAGTACGACCGGATGGTTGATTTTGCTGCCACCATCGACCTTCTCGACGAGTCCAAGGGACTCCATGTTCTCGATAAGGGGGATGGACTTGAAGGTGTTGTCGACATACTTGTCGCGCAGAATACGCAGTGTCGACGCGAGAATGTCCGGCTGCAGGGCCACGATGGACTCCAGAAGAAGAGGGGGGGTGAGCGTTCCGAAGTCGTGTCCACGGTCGTGGGGACTTTTGCATCGTGTCCGTGCAGCCGGGGATGCGCTTACAATCTACGCTACTCGGCAGTCTGTTGCAACCTCATAAGGGCGGCGTAAATGTCTGCGCCGCTCTTCCCCGCAAGGTCGGGGGCCGACACACCGCTCGCCCGGCTCGGAGCAGCCGACACCTGCAATGCCGCAGCCTTTGCCGCACGCCGCTCCGCTGCCCGCCTCGATGCCGCAGCCTTCGCCTTGGCTTGTGCCCCTCGGCCCTGCACGATGTAGAACGCCTGTTCGAGCGACAGGTTCTCGTTGGCGCGTAGCTCGGCTGCAACCTCGGACCGAAGCTGGGTGTCGCTGGTCAGCTCGGGATTGGCCTGCATGAACTCGTTGTACCGCTGCTGCACCACACTGGTGTGGTGAGCCTGCTGTACTGGACGCAGTACCTCCTGCAGTCGTTGCGCCACCTTGCGGTCAATGAATGCGTCAACGCTCTTCGGGTCGAGCATATCTACATTGCCGTCCGTCGAAGCCATCTCCTGCAATCGCTTGAAGGTCTCGCTGCTGAACAGCGCGTCACGGTCGGCCTGCGCCTGCTTGCGAAGCTCCGCTGCCTCCTGAAACCGTCGCGTGCTCTCCGCTCGCAACTGCTTCATCAACTGCGCCTGCTCCGGGGTCGCAGCTCGCATGGCCTCGTCCCAGCTCACCGTCTCGTTCGACGGAAGCTCCTCCTCCTGCTCAGGCTCTTCCTTATTGTCCACGGTGCGCTGCAGCACCTCGTCAAGCCGCTCACCCCACGACTTCTCCGCAGGAGTATCCGCCTCGGGTGCAGCCGACTCCTCAGGTGCAGGGGCTTGCGTCAGGTTCGCTGTGGGTGTCGTCTCTTCACTCATTTGTTGGTCCTTGTGTTGGGTTTACATGCGCCCCATGAACAGCGCATCGGTGTCATCGTCCATGCCTTCGGCCTCTTCGCCTTCGGCCTCTTCGTCAACCGGCATCTCGGTTGGGCCACCGGTAGCCGCAGTGACAAACTCTTCGTTCATCGAAAGCTGGTCCAGCTTCGCAGCCAACAGGTTCAGGTCGGTGTCGTCCTTCACATCGGACAGGTCTATCGGATTGTCCACCCCGGCCTGCTCTGCCAGGTCGGCCACCATCGCCAGTCCCCGCACGAACTTGCCCGGCAGCGTGCGCTGACCCTGCGAGAACTCGGGGTACGGGTCGGGAATGCCGACCGCTGCCAGTACCTCGTTGAACGCCCCAACCACTGCGTTCAGCGCGTTGGCACTGAACCGTCCGGTAGGAGCGGCTGTACTGAACACATCGTCAGCCTTCATCTGCTCTTCCATACCCAACGACTGTGCCTCAGCCATCGCTGCCTCCGGTGTCATCTCGGGCTGCATTCCATTCATCACGCAACTCCTTCGGACGGGAATGTCCGCGCAAGCGCGAGCCCGACATCGCCGGTCTCCGCCTTGTGTTTCTTGAACGCGGCGACATTCGCCTTGTGCTCGTCATGGTCGGACTGCACGCTCTTTACATGCGCCTCGACCTCGCCTACCTCCAGCTCCCGAAGACCCTTGGCCTCCATCAGCTTTCGGCGGTGGTTCTCGTCGCGGAGCGTGGTGCCGAGCCCCTTGTCGTACCGACCATCCCACTTCGTGTCGCCCCACCTGAACGCCGTTTTCGCAGGTGCAGAGATGAGACGGTCGGCACCGCAACCGCACGGACAGACCCTGCGGTCTTCGTACTTGCGCAGTACCTCGACAATCGTACCGGCGCGACGGCAGGCGTATTCGTAGATGGGCATCAGACCACCCCGCCTTCGGGCAGCGCAAGCCCGACGCGAGCCGGGCCCCCGCGAGCCTGCGACAGCTCTTCGGGCGGCACCTCGCCTCCCTCGACACTGGCACCCTGTGCCACTGCTGCTGCCTGTGCCTGCTCCTGCATCTGCTGCATGTTCGCCTGTGCTGCTGCCGGCACATTCGCCGGGAGCTCGAAGGCGCGTGTGAGCATATCGAGCAGGGTGTCGTTGGGAACTCCGAGGGCTTGCAGCATCGGGGTCAGTCGCTCCAACTCCTGCTTCCGTGCAGCCTCCGACATCGGCGTGTTGCCGCTGTCCTCCGCCCACATATCGAAGTCTCCGAGCACATCTTCGGACTGCAGCGCAGTCATCTGGCCGTTGATGCTGACCATATCGCCCTCTTCCCCAAGCACCGTCCCGAGCATTGCCAGGTACGCCGAGGCGGCATCCGTGATGGCTTGGTCGCGTTGCCGCGCCATGCGGCCAATCTCGCTGGCAGTGTAGGCGGCAAGAGCCTGAATCTCCGTGGCCGTAGCCTGCGTAGCCTGCCCCCGTGTGAACGGAGCCATGACCGAGCCTCGCGAGAAGTCGTCGTCTACGACCTGTGCGTACCGCTCCAGCTCGGCAGGGACCGGACTGTGGGGAAGCGGGGTGAGAATGTCCGAGACCGACTGGCCTTGCGACAGGTCAATCTCGATGACCTCGCCGTCCTGTCCTTGCGCGTACTTGGACCGCGCCTCTTCGTCCAACAGCCCTCGGACCGTGACGAGCATGCGGGCTGCGCGACGCACGCCCTGGGCTTGGAAGGTCCGCATGTTGTTGACCTCGCGGAGCTGGTCGTACACACGGCGCAGACTGGAGTAGCCTCGCATCGGGCAGTCGGGCTCCCGAGACAGGTACATCGGCACAAGCGGAATGCGGACCTCGCCCGAGGCTGTCTGGAACGGAATGTCGTCGTACTTCTCCATTGCCGCTTCGCCGGTCTCCTGCTCGACCTCGACCTCGACCCCATCGTACAGCCACTTGTCGCGCTTCCAGTCGGGAGACCAGACCCGCAACTTGTTGGTCTGCAGGTCGTAGACCTCGACCACCATCACGAACCGCTCCTTCGACCCGGTGTCGAAGCCGCTGTTGGGGGGCGAGTCTACCGACACCCCGGTGTTTTCGTTGTCGAACTGCTCGATGTAGCGGGCATAGACGCGGTTGTCGTAGTCCTTGGCCCCGTAGCGTCGCTTCGCCTCTTCGAGCGGGATGAGGTAGCGGTGCGCGCAAAACCGTTGGCTGTGCCAGCTCGATGCTGTGTCATCGACAATGATGTCCCACGGGCTGACCGCTGCGATGTCGATGCGGTTGAGCGGAGACTTTGCCCTGCCGACCGACAGCTTCAAGGCGGAGAACGGGTAGATGAGTGCCAGGCGAAGACCATCTTCGATGGCGGCACGGCTTCGGCGCAACCACCGGTTCACAACCTGCTCGGCAACCTGCGGGTCTCCCTCGCCGTGCAGGTCGGGCTTCACCACAACGCTCGGGTCGCGGACAAACAGGCTGGCGACATAGCTTTCGACAAGCTCGTAGGCACGGGCCGTTTCGACAAGCAGGGTCTCGTCGTAGTCGCCGGTACGCTTCCAGAACCGCATGAGGTACGCATGCCGCAGCCGGCGCATCTCCGGTCTACGGTCGTCCCAATACTCTTCGTGCCGGTCGAAGATGACCGCAAACTGCTTCGGGGAGAGAGGCTTCGGGTCACTCATTTCGTCGTACTCCAAGCAAGCGGCTGTTTGCGGCGACGCTCGGCTCGCATGCCCATCTTGTGCTCGTCAATCCGATTGCCGGTTGACCGCACCACTACCGTTCGATGCGAGTCTCGCAGCGCACGGTAGGCCAATGCCATCGCCATTGCAAGGTCGTCGTGCAGACCAGACGGGGCTTCGGGCGTGATGCGCTTGACCTGCAGGGCGCGTAGCTCACCGAGGGTAACTTGGTCGAGTCGTTGAATGATGCTCGACTCCACCATTTCGCGCAGACCGTCGAAGATGTCCAGCTTGCTCGCAGTCGCAGTCACCCACCAGTTACCGTCGATGCCGGTCCACATATTGGGGTAGCGCAGCACCTGGCACTCGCGCAGGTACGCATGCCCGTGGTTGTTGGACTCCGCCAGCATCATGGCGTGGTTGTACCGCTCCCCGAGCAGGCAGCAGTGCGCTGCCCACGCATGCGGGGCCATCGTGTTGTTGCGCTCGATGTAGACAGGCTGGCGTGTCGCCACATCAACCACGACTACCGAGCTGTAGTCGAGCCCGATGCCGCCTGAGACATCGACTCCCATGACATAGGCGTTGCCCTTGACCGGCTCCTCAAACTCAAAGGGCGGCTCCTCGAACCACTCCGTCGCAATCCGCTCCAAGTCTTCGGACCGGAACCAGGTCGCCTCGCGAGAGGCAAAGGCATCTGCCAGGCATCCGGGGTACTCGCGCCGAAAGCGAGCAGGACCGAGCGTTGCTATCTGGATGCGTCGCCACTGTAGCTGGTGGTCATCGACCCCGTACAAGTCCGCAAGCTCCTCCTCCTCGCTGGTCCGCTCAAACCCGTCCGGTAGGGCGGGTGCCCGGTATGCCGCGTGTTCGTGCCACCAATACGTAAAGACCTGCCACCCGTTGTCCGGTGCGCCTTGAATGAGCTGGTGGAACTTGTCTCCTGGCACATCGGCTGTGGACTCGATGATGATGCTGCCGTCTCCGACCGTAGACAGTACCTGCGAAAGCACCTCGCCGGGGTCGCCGTAGAACGCGAACTCCGACAGGTGCGCCCCCGTGAACTCGAACGAGCGCGTACCCCCGCGCCCTTCCGTCGTGAAGCTGCTGACCCCTGCACCCGTGTCCGCGAACTCGCTGTCCGTTGCACTGTCCAGCTCCATCGGCCTGCGAAGCAGGGGGGGAAGCTCCCGCAACCACTTCCTGTCCATCTGCCGCAGTCGTTTTGCGGACCGGTCGTGGAAGCTGAGGACTGCGTACTTCTCGGGGTGCGGTGTCGTGTACGCTCGATGGAACTGCCATGCCCGTGTGGCGGTCGAGATGCCGACCTGCCGGGCCTTTACGACGATGACTCGGTTGCTCCTGTCGAGCAGGTTCCACAACCGCCGCTGCGCATCGTTCGCCTCGAAGGGCACGAACTTCTGCTCCTGCTTGTGCTTGATGCGAAGCAGCCGGCAGAAAGCATCTCGGTTGCCGAGCAGCTTCTCCATCTCGGGCACTGCGCGTCGAGGCACCTTCTCAGGAACAAAGACCTCATCCATCAAGACAGCTCCGCGTCCCACGCATCGACCCCTTCGAGCCGCATGTACGGCCCCTTCGGGTCGATGTACAATGCTGCGACGGTGCCTTCAACTGTACTGGACATAGACCACCTCCTTGCTCGGGGTGCGCCTTGCCTTTGCCTCGATGAATGGCTCAAACGGTAGCCAGTCCGCGCCTTCCTG